TTCAGAATCCATATTCCTACACAGGAAGAGATTGATAAACATCGAAGTGCTACTCCTATTCCCCAACCAGTAAGACATACTGTTGACATGGTTGCTGATATGTGGGCAGAACACAATAGAATAGAGGAAGAACGTAAACTACAACTTGAACTTGATTTATGAAAGACTTTAACACACCAGGATCTAATAAGACTTGGATGGATGATGGGTTTAAAAAATGGTCTGCCATGTGGCAACTAGATAACATTGCCAAACTATTGGGTGGTAAGGTGACACATTGTATTTGCACCGACAAAACTACTACCCACAAAAAAATTATAATTGAGTACGGTCATCAGAAAAAATGCAAGCACTAGTTTATAGTAACGGAAGTCAAGAATCTGATAGAGCAAAGATGGTTCTTGAATCATGTGGTCAGGATGTAAGAGAATACTTACTGGGTACTGACTTCAATGAGAAACAATTTAAAGCAGAGTTTGGTAGTGAAGCAGAGTATCCACAGATTTCTATTGGGTTAGACCATCGTGGAACCTTGAAGGAAAGTCTCAAATACATGAGTGAAAATGGGATGTTCCACTAGATAAACTGTCCACTTCCCCTTGCCACACGGTCTATTTCGGTGTATAATACAGGTATGAAAAACACTCACCTTGAGCACCTGGAAGACGAACTGCTGAACGATGGTTATCTTGGTTCACGTCGTGTCTTCTCTGTTCTTCGTAGTCTCCGTAAGAGGTTGACTGGTCTTGGGTCTACATCGACCGTCACTGTCAAGTATGATGGTGCACCAGCAATCATCTGTGGTACAGATCCTGATAACGGGATGTTCTTTGTTGGCACCAAGTCAGTGTTCAACAAAAAATCTCCTAAGATTTGTTATTCGCATAGAGATATTAACTTTTATTATGATGGACAATTGGCAGAGAAACTCCATGCATGTCTAGAGCATCTGCCAAAACTAAACATCCAGGGGGTTCTACAAGGTGATCTTCTCTTTACAGACGACAAAGAAATTATATCTACAGGTGGAGCAGATCACTGGTGTTTCACTCCTAACACTCTCACTTATACCGTTGGATGTAACACACATCTTGGTGAGCAGATTGCCAAAGCAAGTGTTGGCATCATCTTTCACACGTCTTATCATGGACCGTGCTTTGCTGATATGCACAGCAGGTTTGGTGTGGACACTTCGGAATTGGTGGACTGTGACGATGTGTTTGTTCATCATGCGTATCATGATGATCCCTTTGATCTCTGCTATCTGTCTGATACTGATCTGCAGAAGTTTGATCGTCTCGTCTCTATGGCACAAGTCCGAGTGAGTGGGTGTAAGCAGATCATCAATGAGATTGCTGCTAACAAGCATAAGATGTATGATGTATGCAAACCTTTCTTCAATGCATATGTTCGTAGTAACGAAGAACTGCCTGATGCTATACGTGTCATCAATGAACTGCAGTGGTACTATGCAACATATTTCAACAAAAAGATTGCCTCTGTAAAGTCAATTGCGTCAAAGGATAAATATATTCAGGTGAAAGATGAAGGTCTGAGCTACATCGCAAGGAACTCCTCGTCGATTTATTTGTTGATTGCTGCATACAAAGGCATCCAGTCGGCAAAAAATATGACGGTTAAATCCCTTGGGTCTGTAAAGACCTTCAATTCATTCATCAAACGGGGGCAACACTCTTATGAGTCTACTCCCCCCGAAGGTTTCGTTTCAATTCAAGATGGTTATGCTGTCAAACTAGTCAACCGTCTTGAATTTAGTCACGCAAATTTCTCAGTAGAAAAGAATTGGAGTAAATGAAAAAGTTTTCGGATTTTCTCACTGAAGCCCGTACAGTTGCTGGTGAACAAGCAGCAAAGATGGGTCTCACACATGCGGGAAAAGGATACTACGCAGATAGGCAGGGCAACATTGTTGCAAAGTCAACTAATGGTGGTGCTAAGTTGGAGAAGCTTTCTCCAGAACAGTCAGCAGCAGTTCAGGGTGCAGACCCTGAGCAGCAGCAAGCACCTGAAGGTGAGGAAGAGACTACCGAAGAGGGTGGTCATATTGCTTTTACTTTCGGTCGTTTCAATCCTCCTACCGTGGGTCATGAGAAACTACTGAGTGCTGTAGCAGCAGTTCCTAATGTTGCAGAGTATCGTATCTACCCTTCCCGTGTGTCGGATGGTAAGAAAAATCCTCTGGAAGCTGGGTATAAGATTGGTATTATGAAGAAAGCATATCCCCAACATGCCGAACAGATTCAGAATAGTGGTAACACTAAGAACATCTTTGATGTCATGCAGGGTTTTGCCAAGGATGGTTACAGTGAAGTAACACTGGTCGTTGGTGATGATCGTGTTCAAGAGTTTCAGGGTCTTCTAGAGAAGTATAACGGCAATCTCTATGAGTTTGCTGCTATCAATGTTGTTTCTGCAGGAGCACGTGACCCTGATGCTGAGGGTGTAGAAGGTATGTCTGCATCTAAACTTCGTGCTGCAGCAGCAGAGGGTGACTTCAAGACATTCCGTTCAGGTATTCCTAAGGCACTGAAGGATGAAGAGGTTGAGAAGTTGCTGGGTCGTGTTCGTTCTGGCATGGGTATGTCAGTCGAAGTGACCGAAGATTTTGACTTGGGTGTGAACGCAAATCTCTGGGAGATTGCACCTAAGTTAGACCCTATGGAATATAGGGATCAGTTTTTTAATGAAAACATTATGAAGGTAGGTGCCTTTGTACAACATGATGACAGTGGTGTCATCGGTAGAGTGGTATACAGAGGACCTAACTATGTTTTATACATAGATGAGCAGAAGAGAAAGTTCCGTTCATGGATCTCATCTCTAACTGAGGTGGTAGGATTCGATTTCACTCCTATGGGTGAGATGGGAACCCCTGAATTGACACGTAAGGTTGCCGCAATGACTCCTGGCCAACCCAGTTTGAAATTTTCTGGAGTCCAAGATAAACTAAATAAAAGAAGGAAAACAACCGAAGGCAAATGAAACTAAACGGTATCGAAGATATTTTGTCTGGCATTAGAAAGGCTGAATCAATCGACCTGGAAACAGGTAAGATGGTTCAGGAACTCTATAAGGGCAAGCATGGACAGACTGAGAAGCAGTATCAGGACGGTAGATCTGATGCAGGCAAGATGATCTCTGGTGACTCTAAGTCCAGTGGATCTAGGTATGCTCAGGGTAGAAGAACTAGTAGTGATGCTGGTCCTCAACCTGCTGGTGGTTCCAAGAAACCTAAGAGTCAAGGTAAGATGGACAGAGGATCTCGTATTGATCTTCAGTTCCGTAAAGCAGCACTGAAAAAAGAAGACCTTGATTTCTTTTTCGATGATTGGGTTGATGAGTTTACAGAAGAAGAACTCGTCAGTCTCTTTGTCGAGGCACTGGAAGAGTCAGCAGAAGATGGTTTTATTGTTGAAGACTTCATTGAACTATTCGATGACGAAGATTTCTTGATGGAGAGAATGGATCCTAAGGAGATCCAACGTCGTAGAGACCAGGCAAAGGATAGACTATCCACTGGTGCTGCGATGAACAGAGCAGCATCCAAACCTGCAGCATCCAGTGCTGTATCACGTGCCGATAAAGTCAAAGGTGCGATGAAGAAAGCAGGTGGTATCCTCAAGCAAGCAGGATCTGCTGTTAAGAAAGGTGTTTCAGCAGCAGGTAAGTCTGCTGTTTCTACTGCTGGTAAAGTTGCTGGAACCTATCAGGGTTCTAAAGAAGCAGCAAGAATCAAATCAAAACGTACTTCGATGCAGAATACTCCTGCTAAGAAGAAAGATGATGATGGTACAGGTGGTAAACTTGATAGTCTGCTGAAGGATGTCCGTAGTGACAGTGGTTCTTCATCTTCCTCAAGTTCTTCAGGTTCATCGACTTCATCGACTTCATCGATGTCACCCTCTTCATCTAGCACCTCTTCCTCTACTTCGGCACCTGCCAAGAAGAAAGGTGGTATTGGTAGTGCAATCAAGAGAGGTATTAAGAAAGTTGTTGGTAAGACTTCCCGTGTGATTTCTAAGGGTAGTGACAAACTTGCCCGTCGTCTTGGTGAAGAAGTGATCTCTGAAGGAAAGACAGAGTGCCCTGAGTGTGGTGGTAAAGGATGTAAGCACTGCGGAGGCAAGGGTTACCACAAGACTCATGATTGCTCCAAGAAAATTAAGCACGAATCATTCGGTGTTGGTGTCTGTCTCCATGGACAACATGCTGTTCCATCTTCAATCGACGGCAGCATTGCATGGTATGATGTGATGTTCGAGCATGGCATTGAGAAGAATGTTCCTTCTGCTGACATGCAAGTCTTGGTGTTTGAAGCACACAATGAGCATGTCGATCACGAAGGTGGAATGGTTGAAGGTTACGGTAAGAAGAAAGCAAAGGGTTCAGCTATCAAGGTCATGCCTAAGAAAGATGATCTGGTGACTGAGAAACTAGATGCCGTTGGTAAAGAAGATGGTGATGTAGACAATGATGGTGATAAGGATAAGTCTGATAAGTATCTGATGAATCGTCGCAAGACGATTGCTAAGAAACTGATGCAGCAGAAGACTACAGACCATGATCGCAAACGTTCTGGACTACAGTCTGAAGACACTGAGGTTACTGAAGAGAAGAAACCTTTGCCTAAGAACAAGATGTTCCGTAAGGCAGGAAACTTGGGACGTGAAGTTGTAAGTCCTTCTGTGACTGATGATCAACGTCAGAAAGCATATGATCGTTCTAAGAAAATTGTTAAGACTCTGAACAAAGAAGGTTATGGTGTTGGTGATGTAGATCAGAAACTCAAGACTGACAGGAACATGTTCCAGGTCTCTAAAGGTGATCAGGACGATGCAAAAAAGAGACTTCTTGCTAAGGCAGCTGCCAAGAGAAAGGAGAAGACTGGTCTAAAAAAGGAACAATTTTGTGATGAAGCAATGTCCTCTTATGATAGAAATCGTAAGAGAGCAGCACAAAGAGCAGCAGACAGAAACGCAGCAAGAGCAGCAGGTAAAACTGGTGTAGTCCCTGGTGTTGGTTATGTATCTCCTAGAAAGGAGAAAGAAACATACACTGACGAGAAAGGAACTGTCCGTCATAAGTCTGGTGCTAAGAATGAAGGTGTAGAGTTTGCAGGGAACTATGAAGGTCCTCTGTATGCACCACACCCTGATGTGATCTCTGAGATGCCCTATCAAGTTATGGGTTCTCCCGATGGCAAGAAGGAGAAGAAGATCGGCAAACCTGTGAAGAGCAGGAAGTATGCTGACGCAAGAGCATCAGAACTTGCTGATACTCACAAGAAAACTGGTGGTAAGTATCGTTCTGAGTACACAGAAGAGACCATTCTTGAGCGTGGTGACCACTGGCATCCAGATCCTGAGAAGGATAAGAAACTGGGTGGACCTGGTGCTAATGCTCGTGCCCGTGAGGATTCTGCTGCAGCATCCAAACCTAAAGAAGATCCTAAGAAACTGAAGAAGGGTGAGTCCTACATGGACTATTCCAAACGTCAGAAGGCATCAAGACCAAAGTCCTCGTACAGTGCAAGTGGTAGCACTGCTCGTGAACGTCTTGCCAAGGCAGGTGCAAAAATGTCACCTCCTAAAAAAGATGGTGTTTTTGGTAAGATCAAACGCAAGTTGGGTCTAACAAAAGAAGAACTTGAACTGGATGAGCGTACACGTTATGCTAAGGAGACTGGTAAGGATCCTCAGACTGGTAACCCATCTGAAAAAGGTGGTACTATCAAACCTGGATCTGCTATGTCAAAGGTTCGTAAGAGTCTTGCTGGTCAGGGTCTGATGTCATCTAGACGAAAGGCAATTGAACCACAAGGTAAGAAGAAAGAAAAGGGTGCTAAGGGTTATCAGGGACAAACTCCTGTAGATAAGATCAAGGGAGACCTTGCTCGTAAGAGAGCACCTAAGAAAGATCCATACAATTCACGATTTGATTGATATATAGTATTAAACCCCCTTGAGGAATTATAATGACTTCATTTTTACTACCACTAGCAGCAAAAATTGTTAACGCAGCTGTTGCTAAGATCCCTGATGATGCAGAACTCGGTGAGAAACTCATCGACATCTGTCTTTTGATTATTGGTAAGGCAGTTAAA